AGCGTCTTGATAAAAAGATAAAGGTTATAAACAACCTTGAGGACAGGATATTAGATATGGAAAAGCAGTTAGAATACGAACGTGGATTCTTAGAAGCTGCAGCTAAAAAGAAAAGATAATATGCCACGAACAAGAAGAAGAATGAGTCGAAGACGATCGGGTTCAAACCTAGAAGGATCGCCATTCCCATTAAAGGACAGTTGCTACCATAGAGTGAAAGCAAGGTATGATGTATTTCCATCTGCTTATGCTTCTGGAGCTATAGCAAAGTGTAGAAAGAACAAAGGAAAAAAATAAGATATGTCATTAACTAAAGTAACATCGGATGTATTAGAAGCGCGTTATACAGACGCAGCGGTTATAAGCGGTACGTCTGGTACTATTAGTGTTGACTGGTCGGCAGCCGCGGTATATAAAATGAATGCATCGTTAACCGGTGCAGCTACATTAAACTTTACAGGATTTGTAACAGGGCAAGTATTAACTATATATGCTTTGCAAGGAGCTCAAACATTAACATTGACTTCCGACGCTACTAGCAGCTCTACATTCCATAAAGTCGGCGGCGACTACGACGGATCTTCCGATCCTAATGTATTACAAGTAGAGTGTTTAGATGATAATAGTGTAAATGCAGTATTTGCATATACAGTAGCTACCTCAGCAACAGATCCAACACCATAATATGAAAGCAAAAGATTATAACGGAACTATAAAAACGTTCCCAGCAGTTCCCAAATCATATGGAAATATAATTGGAGGATTCGATTTGCTATCAGACAGTGAGCTACAAGGGTATGGATTCTATAATTTGGTCACGCCAGAATATAATGATTCAATACAGGAGCTAGGCGATATATCATTTGATTCGGATAACAATCAGTTTGTATACGCTATTGTAGATATTACATGGGAAGAAACTCTCGCAGAGTTAAAAGCTCAGCAAATAGCATTAGCTAAATCAGATGCGGGGTCTATATTAAGGGCTACTGATTGGATAATAGTAAGAGATACTGAACTAGGCAATACCACAGATCAAGCGACTCTAGATAGTAGAGCAGCGGTAAGAACAGCGTGTGATGCTCATGAAGCAGCAATAAATAGTAAAACAACCAAAGCTTCAGTTATGTCATACTTAATAACTTATTAGTATGAGTGTAAACGGTAAAAAATTATTTGTACCAGCAGCAGCCGCAGGCGGGGTAGATTTTTTTGGCGATGGAAGCGGTATAGCCTGGTATAAATTTCAAGGGAACTTAAATGATGAATCAGGCAACTATAATGCCACTGCACCATCTTCCGGGCCTGCTGAAGGTTATACTACCAGTATTGTAAGATTCGGAACACAGAGCTTTGCTCCTACAGGATCAGGATCAACATCAAATGGTGGGGCTTTTACAACAAGTCTACCAACAACCAAAAGAACTGAATCTTTTTGGGTGTATCAAACCGGACGTCATACAGATGACACGCTAATACTTTCTTTAGATATAGAAAGAGAAGCTTATAATGGTGTTTATTTGTTTGATGCGTTAGGTAACGTGGCTACAGGAATACCAAATATGTCTACGGGCACATGGCATCATCTAGTAGTAAGTTATAACGGATCTAACCAAACTAAGATTTATATAGACAATAGCTTAGGTGGCACAAAAACCAGAAGTGGTGGAACTCTTACTAGAACCAATGTAGCTTCTTTTTCACAAGGGCAAGATGCCCCTAGAACTAAACTAGTTAATTTAAGAGTATTTAATAGAGAAATTAGTGCCGCAGAAGTTACGGCATTATATCAAGAAACTTGGGCATAATAAAAAACATAAAGATATGATAAAAGGAATAGGGCCGCAAAACTTAGGCTCACAGGGGATGAACCCCAAAAGCACACCATGCGGTCATTCTAGATCGCCTTTAGATTTTAACGAAAAGTTACGCGCAGCAGAAGCAGCGGGTAAGCTTCCGGATTCATTTGCATCGGCAGTTAGATCAGAAGGGGATTCCCCTATGCTCTACCAAGGTGATATTGATAATATACAAGCAGCAGCAGATACCTTATCTAAACATAATATCGGCGGCGGCGGAAGCGGTGGCGGTAGTGCAGCATCACCTGCAGCGCCTGCAACACAGCTTGAAAACTTTTTTACTAAAACACAAGCAAGTCTTGCATCAGCTGTTAACAATCAGTCAAGAGGTACAGCTAGCGCTCCAAGCGCAGGAGGCTTTACACAAGCTGTTGTAAACCCTGCTAGACCAGAACCAATTCCGAGCGCAGTTCCACGTGGAAGCTCTAATGCAATACTAGGTCCGGCTTCAGATAGAATAATCAATCAAGATTATGATAGACGTCAAAGTCTTCCTTTAGAAGGTCCAGACTTTAGTAGAATGGGTAGCGGTAGATATATGTAAAATGGCAGCTGGTAAAACAAAGCGCGTAAAAGCGCCCGATAGCTACCATTGGATGAAAAAAGGAAATAGCTATAAACTTATGAAGCATACAGGTAAATTTGTAAAACACCCTGGGGCTTCATTATATGCTAATTTCCCAATACAAAAAATTCATAAAAGTGGCAGTAAGAAAAACTAAAAAAGGATTAGCACTTAAACGTTGGTTTAAAGAAAAGTGGACTGACGAAAAAGGCAATGCTTGTGGTTCCACTAAAAATAAAAAAACAAAAAAGTGCCGCCCATCTAAAAGAGTATCTCGTAGTACTGTAAAGACGTGGAGAGAAATGTCTCCCGCAGAAAAGAAGAAAGCGGTTGCAGAAAAGAAGCGAGTTGGTATGGGTAGAAAAACGTCTCAGATAAGAAGAAAAACAACTAAACGCAAAACCAAAAAATGAAACTCCCAAAGAACGGCGTAGCCAAAGAAATACGACACTACGTAGGAAGCTTATTTATATTCCTACTAGTAATGGCAATCATATTTATTTTAATGCGATACCCGGTTCTAGAAACCAACAAAGAAGTTGTTATGATGTTGATTGGTACTATATCAGCGTCTATTGGTCTTGTGGTTAGTACAATCACAGGAGCTAAGCCTGATGACGTCAACGCTTTAAAGTCAAGTCTAGAAAAGAAAGAACATCAGATTGAAACTTTAGTAGCAGCCAAAGATAATTTAGAAGAAATGATTATTAACCTACAAAGGCAAATTCTTGAAAATCAAGATGATGTTATGGATAAAATCATTTTAAAAGCAGCATTAGATTACGACGATAGAATAGCTGCTAAGAAAATACTTAAAGATAATGAGTCAGAAACTAACCCTTAAAGCCCGAGCGGCTAAGGCTAAGCGGGATTTGCAATATGCGAATTCACCAGCACGTAAGAAAAAACGAGCAGATAGCCAAAAGAAACGTAGAGCTGCAAAGAAGGCGGGTAGATCTCTGACCAATAAAGATTACGATCATAAAGACCGAAAATTTAAAAGCGTAAAAGCAAACCGCGGAAACGACGGTAAAGGAACAAAAATAGAAGGTAAAAGAAAATATTAAATTATGAGCAAAGCAAACAAATACCTAAAAGAGCAAAAAGCTAAAAAGAAACAACGTGCAACACAAGCATTTCGTGAAGGTAAAGGAAGAATTAAAGAAGACAGCAGTGCGAAGCGTGAAGCCAGAGGTGTTAATAGTGGACTAGGAACAGGAGGCGAAGGTAAAGTAGCAGGTTCAGCGGGTACTAGAGGTATCAAATCAACAAGAGGAGGTAACACAACACGTGTGGTTACAGAAAAAGGAGCAAATGCTATTAAAAAGAAAGGATTAGTAGATAAAAGCTCTAAACTTAAAAATACCGGTCGCTTGGTAAAAAAAGCAGATGGTACGTTAAGCTCTACTACACGCCCAAAGGCAAAATCAGTAGTAGCAAAGAAAAAGAAAGAGAAGGCTAAAAATAAAGAACCATTAAATTACGGAACACCTATGAACTATTCAATGAAACCCGGCTCAAGAGAAAAAGATTCTCCTGGCGCATTTAGAGATACTGCTATAAACAAATATATGGGATCGGGCATTAATTACGGAACCGAAGGAGATGCTCCACTAAATGATGGGCATGATAAAAAACGTAAGTTAGGTACAGAAGGAATGACTGCTGACCAAAAAGTAGCTTATTACAAAAAGCAGAGCGAAAATATGAAGAAGAAAAAATCATCTTCTAATAAAGCTCCACGCGGTCCTCAAAATATTAGTGCAGGTGGTGTAAAAGGTCGTGCTACAATTAAAGGTCAATACGAAAAAAATACAGACTTATTAGAAGAAGGCAAGAAAGTATATAAAAAAGTAAAAAAATACTTTAGCTCTTAATGCCTATTAAAAAAAGAAAACCAGCTCCTTCTCGCAAAAAGTCATTAGGCTATTATGCGAAGGTTAAGAAGGGCGGTGGCGCAGGTAAAAAAGCCGGAGGCGGTATGACTGCTAAAGGTGTTAAAGCTTATAAAAAAGCTAATCCTGGTAGTAAGCTTAAAACAGCTGTTACTACACCACCTTCTAAATTAAAAAAGGGCAGTAAAGCTGCTAAGCGAAGAAAATCATTTTGCGCACGTTCAAAAAGCTGGACCTCAGAAAGAGGAAGAGCAGCACGTCGTAAATGGAATTGCTAAAATAAAATTAAATTAAATTAAATACAATTAAATGACACAATTTGGTGGACCAAAGCTCGTTAAGAAAACATATTTTAAAGACGAAGCTAAAAGCAAATTAATTAAAGGAATAGAAAAGATAGCAGATGCCGTTGGCTCTACATTAGGAGCTAGCGGTAAAACTGTAATATTAGAAGACGACTTCGGTGGTCCTCACGTAACTAAAGATGGTGTTACTGTAGCCAACAGTATATTACTTCAAGATCCAGTTGAAAACTTAGCTGTATCTATGATGAAGCAGGCTGCACAGAACACGGCGTCAGTTGCCGGTGATGGAACCACAACGTCAATAGTACTTACTAAAGCTATTATAGATTCTTATTTTAAATTAGAAGGTAACAAGTTTTCCTTCAGAGACATTAAGTCTGGTATTAATAAGTTATCTAGTGTTGTTGTAGATGAGCTAACTAAAAGAGCACTACAAGTGGATGATAAGATGTTACACGACGTTTCTATTATATCTGCTAACAACGATCACGATCTAGGAAACTTAATTACACAAGCCTTTTTAAATGCAGGTGATAATGGTATTGTTACCATGGAAACATCACCTACTAATGATACTTACATTGATTCTGTAGAAGGAACTAAAATAGGTAGCACATCAAAATCTCCTCACTTCCATACTAATAAAGAAAAAGAAGTTAGCGAGCTAGAAAATCCTTTGATTTTTATGAGTGCTTCTAGTATACCTAATGTAAGAAAAATTCAAGACATCTTGGAGTATGCTATTAAGACCAATAGATCCATACTCCTTATTGCACCTTTAGAATCGCAGCCATTAACTGCGTTAGCTATGAATAAAGTAAAGGGCAATATTAAGGTCAATGTTGTTGAACCTCCTAGTTTCGGTCTAAAACGTAAAGATATATTGGAGGATCTCGCATTGCTTGTCGGAGCGAAAGTATTTGATGAGTCACTTGGTGATTCTATTGATGCTATCACCACTGACATGTTAGGATCGGCTGATAAAGCCATTTCAGATAAAGATGGTACTGTACTTGTTGTGTCAGAAAAAAGTGACGAAGTACAAGAGCGTATTGATTATTTAAAAACTGAACTTGAGAAAGAAGATCATTTTGTTACTACAAAACATTTAAATGATCGCTTAGCTTTATTATCAGGAGGTGTATCTGTAATTTATGTAGGTGCGGCAACTGAGGTAGAACTAAAAGAAAAACAAGACAGAGTAGATGATGCTATACACGCAGTTCGTGCGGCTAAGAAAGAAGGAATACTACCAGGTGGTGGTTCTGCTTTAGCTTATGCGGCAACAGCGGATTGGAAGTTAGAATTAAACCAAGGCGAGCTTAAGGGTGTAGATATACTAAAAGACGCGTTGGTTGCGCCATTTACAAAAATATTAGATAACGCTGGCTTATCTCCAAAATCTTATACACTAGATGGTTGGGGCATTGGTGTAGACGTAAACTGCGGTTGTCAAAAAGTAATGATAGACATGGGTATTATAGACCCATTGCTAGTTACTAAGACAGCACTCAGTAGTGCTATTTCAGTAGCAACAACAATTTTATCAACAGAATGTGTAGTAAGTAACGTGAGAGAATAATGAAAGCTATAGGTAATTATATTATATTAAAAGAAATTTTAGAACAATCTAAGAAAACAGCAGGTGGTTTAGAACTTGCTGAAAAACATAGAGAAGACATAAGATACAGACAAGGCCGGGTAATTTCATCCGGTCCTAGTCAATTAGAAAAAGATCAAGTTATATTGTTTGATAGGGTAGCAGGCCATCAAATTGAACAAGGCAACGATATATATAAGGTTATTATGTTGAGAGACGTAGTGGCTATTGTATAATGGATAGAAGCGACTTCGCACAGCGAGGCGAGCTAAAAGTTGATTTTTTAAAATACTATAGACTTGTATCAAGATGGGCCTGCACAAACTA